ATTATTATCCTGCGTGTACATAATTACATGCTTTTTATTGTTATAAACCACTTCACTGCCTGAATTGATCAACGACTTCCATTTTGACACATTGTTGCACCATATTCCCGGTCTTGTCTGTAAAAAGCCGTCTTTATACCACATATTGTTGCAGTCGGTAAGCTGGTTATCGTCAACTTCGGTTATTGCTTTTGATACATTCAGACCGCCGCTAAGTTCCGGTACTACAACTCTGCGCGTCTGCCTGTTTCCCATCTGCGGATATATCATCAATCATCACCACCGAATACATCAATTCTTGCGCTGTTATTCAAATCAATACGAGTAAGACGGCCTTTTTTCTGATTGTACAGTGCCGCCATAAGCGATTGATTATCCGCATCGCCCTCGCCCTGAGAAATAAGCATAGCAACACCGTACGGCATAATATCTCGCACAGTATCATTTGATAGCTGTATTTCGTCGTTCAGTGAAAGCAGTACAGGCAGTTCATCCGTATGTCCTTCTGCGCGGTAAAGCTCTTGATATATCATTTGCATTTTCGGAATGGCATTCTTTTTCAGTTCGCTTTCGCCGCTTATTTCGCCGTTAATATCGTTATAACCAATAAGCGCCATGGCTGTGTTGAATACTTGTATTGCTTTCATATGTTTAAACGCCTCCGTTCGTTGCGCTGTCGGTATAAGCTTGCTGTATCATTTGTATTTGCGCTTCACGCGGCAAATTCAGAAATGTATCACGTTTATCTGCTGACAAGCCGTCAAGTATACCCTGCACCGACATATCGCCTAGCTGCTCATCCGGGGCTGACGGTATGGCACCGCCTTGAGCTATGCCTTGCTGCTCCTGTTGTATATGTTGAGATTGAATTTCCGCATTTTCTCTGTCTTTAATTAAACTGTTAATTTCGGGTACAGTACCCTTTGGCAAACGCTTAAGATACTCGGTAGCACTAATAAGCTGACGATCAAGCAAATTATCAAGCGTCCTGATAGACTGAGTTTCACTCCAAAGAGAACTTGCGCCTACATCTATTTTTACACTGATGAGTAATGTTTTGTACCGTTCAGCGTCAAATGGCATATACCATGTTCCGTTTTCATCCTCGATTTTAAGTGAACGCTTGCCGTACATGGATATCCAAAACTCTGCCCAAATTCGTGCAATATCTTCGCAGAACTGATAATAACGGTTCTGCATCATCTGAAGCGGCATTGTAGCGGCCTCTCGAAGAGCTATAATCGCGGACGTGTTATCGGGATTCATATTACCAAGCGCTGCATCGTTAGCTCCCGCCTGTGTCATCGTCTGTGATATAAGGGACATAATGTTTTCACTGAATGCAGGCGAAAAATTAGGTGGATTTACATATCGGATCGCATCATTGCCGGCTGTTCCGTATGTTCTGATAATTTGTCCCGGATCATTTGTTACGGGTCCGGGTATGACATCTCCGTCAACTACCGTAATAGGCATACCCATCATCATAACCGCCCAAACATTCGCGGTTATCATTCGGTTAATTGCTATCTGATTTGGAATTAAGTGAGTTACCTCACTCTCCCCGTATGCTGAATTGCGGCGCACATCCCACCGAAATGATGCAAGCGGATACAGTCGGACACGCATATCCCATTCACGTCGTATTACCGTGTTTTTCACTACTCTTATGGCCTTTAGCGCGCAGTTACCGTCATCGTCGTATTCTTTCCACATTTTTGTCAGAACAGTAGCCTTTTTGCTTTCATCCGGCTCAAGCTCTGAACGGTCGCCTGCTTCATAATCGGTGTCCTTATCAGCACAAATACTGTCAATCTCCGCATTATTAATTTTATTTTTCTTCGCCTCACGTTTAATCGCAGCAACCGATTTGCGCTGTGCGATAATAATATACGGCTGCTCCTGTATATCCTCACACTGTGCATCGCCATAATAGATGTTTTCAATATCAAGAACATCACAGGCAATATCTCCGGCAATAGGTGTTTTCTGTTCCTCATCAGCATATAATCCGGTGCGAATATCTGAATCCCAGTAAGTATACAAAACACTTTCGCCGGCCACATAGGCATTGTCAAGTACTTTTGCCAACTGTTGATTAAGCTTAACACGCTCCGCTGTTACCTTCTGATAATCTCCAAGTGCAGACATCACCAAATTAATTTCTTCTATACTCGGATTTTCCATTTCCTCGGTAAAGCTCGCTTTTCCTGTTGCTATCTGCTTGCGTAGTTCATCTGTGTTTCGTGTAAGATCAACGGTATTAGGTATACCATCAGCACTGTACTGTATTGCCACCGGCGCGCTGCCTATCATTGCCTTTTTATAATCGCCGATCCGTTTAATGATGTTATATCGCACAAGCGGCCGATCGCTACCGCATTTGGCGCCGTGCCATTGGTCACCCGAATAAAAACGCTCATTTTTTTTATTTTGCTCGTATATACCGAGCGAGCCGATATTTGACTTATAGCTTCTCGCTTTTTCATATTCCGTGAATATACTTTTCGCATCTTTCTTTATTTTACAGTCCATGATGTCCTCCTATCGTTTTATTACCATTGCAAAACCTCTCACACGCTTTGCAATATCAATAAACACGGCAAAGGGGCAGCCGTTAAGCCGCCCCTTACCGTTATTAAATATTATTATGTGTTGTCTGTCTGCGTGCTGGTACTGGTTGTTGTGCTATACGAATAAGCGTAAATCGTATCCTTCTGAGACTTCTTCACAAGCATATCATAGTACAATCTATAGTCGAACTTATACGCATCTGCCGACTGGTTTACATCCGGAGTAAACACGCGGATCTTTTCGGTTTTCTTGACAAGGTGCGCCGCTGACTTAGGCAGTGCAAGAATACCGATATTAGTAGCGCTGCTTGATGCCTCAAAGCCTCCGGCGGAAGCTGTTGCTCCGGCATTGAATGTATACGACGATTTCATTCTGGGCGCAGATACAGGAATGATGATACCGTTATCAATTCGGCGTATCTTTGTTTCGATTTCGCCCTTTTTGAAAGTATCAATGCTGATATGACGGTTGATTTCTGCTGTCGCCATAAGAGCACTGTAAACAGTCGGGTCGACAAACACAAATACTTCCTCATCGGTAAATCCGTTTTCGTTGTTAACCTTGCCGAGGATTTCCGAGAACAAAGCATATGCACTGTTAGCAATAGTCTTTCCGGTGCCAAGCGATGCAGTATGGGCAGTACGGCTGCCGGCGGTGTCAGCTGCGATGCCGTACAGTTTTGACAAACCGTATGCATCAACCTCGGGCGCTACCTCGGTACGGACAAATTCACTCATTACCTGACCGGCAAGATTTGCGATACCTGTCTCGTCCATATCCTCACGGTCAATTTTGAATGTTCTTGCACGGTCTTTGGAGAGCGTGTAATCAGTGTGTACAACCGATACAGCGCCGTTAGGAAATCCGCTGTCACGATCGTAGTTGCCGAGACCGACAAAGCCGATGTCGGGAATTTTTACGGTTTTTGCACCGCTGAATTTCGATACAAAAGACTTATCCTCGAAAACCGATGTTACAGATGCCTGCACGAGCTTTTTATCAAGCACATCGGCAAACTTAGTTGCAAAAGACAAAGAATTTATAGCCATTAATTTTACCTCATTTCATATTTTAAATCACCCCGACGCCTTTCATCATTGCCGCAACAAGTGCATCATCACCGTTATCAGTATCGGACTTCAACGGTCCTGAGCTTGCCGCTTTAGCTGCGGCCTGCTGGTCGGCGACTGATTGGGCGTTTACGCGGTTTATGTGCTGGTATCTAAGATACGCATCTAACAACGGCATATGCTTTTCCCCAGCCATTTTAATTACAGCCTGCGGAATATCTTTAACCTCTTTGATTTCATGGCAGGCGTTCCGCAGTTCTTCATACTGTTCTCCGATACGATTTCGCGCTTCGGCTATATCGGCTTCATAAACTGCTTTTTCGTCATCGAGCATTTTTTGAACGGCAGCTTTAGCCTTTTCTCGCTCAACGGCAAGCAATCGTTTTGCCGACTCTTCATTACCTCCGCACTCACTTATAAGTCGGTTAAGGTCTGCGTTCTCCTGTGCCGCCGCAACTGATGCGACAAAGTCTTTTACAGACATTGAACGTGACGCCGCCAGCTCTCGTATAGTCTCCATGGTAGACTCATACGCCATAGCCTTTTGGCTCAGTGTTGCAGCTTCGGATATTGACAAATGCTTATCCTCATGATTGTATCGAATATGTACCATCGGAAAAGACTCATCATTGTCAGTATTCAATGCTTTACTATTTTCTGATGTTTCCGTCTCCTCCGGTACTTCCGCCGATTCAGTATTCGCATCTGCGCTCGGTGTGGTGTCCATAGCGTCGTGTTCGGTTACTGCTTCGGTATCGGCTTCGCTGTTTTCGTTCGGTATGGTGTCCTCATTAAGCAGCTCTGCAAAAATTAT